TATATGGTTGAACCTTTAACAGAAAAAGAAGTTAACAAAACAATAGACTCTCTCGATAGACATGATTATCAAAGATATCCATGTCAATCTCCTCCTCTTAAAGGGGTTTGTAACCCTACAATATGTCTCACTAGAAAATATGGAATCACCAACGACGAATTCCCAAAAGACGCTAAACAAATATTTGAAAATTTAACTGAATTAGAAAGTAACCCACGTTTATTTTTTATAGATGTGCAACCTGATGATCTACAAAAAGATAAGATAAGAGTAGAGTTAGAGGCTCATCAATTAAGGAAGAAAGATAAATTTTATGACGCTGTTCTAGATCGTGCAGGAGTGTGGCTTCCCGATATGAAAACAAATGAGTTTAATACTTTAATGAGTGAAGTATATAAGACACGAAACATTGAGGAAGCAGAAACAGAAGCCGACGAAGATCAAGATATCCGAGACTGGTTTGAATCTTTCGTGAGCGCAACCGCGGCGTATACAGAAAGGGCAAATCTTCTTCAAGGTGTTTGTTATTATAACATGGAGACAAAAGAGCTCGAGTTTCGTTTAGACCTTTTTATAAAATATTTAAGAGTTCAAAGAGTAACCATTTCTCGTCCTAAATTAATTAGCCGATTAAAAAGAATATTAAAAGCATCAAAAAAACATGCAACTATCACCATTAGTGGTAAAGAAAACAGGCTAACAGTCTGGAGAATCCCTAACTATACGGTTCCTGAAGACAAACTGGTGATCGAAGGAACTGCAGAAGAAGTTAAAACTATAACCCCGGACGGTGAATGAGAAAATTTATTGTTGGCCCTCCCGGCACAGGAAAAACTACTCGATTAGTAGAAATATATTACGACCTTATTCAAAAATATAGGATGGAAAGTATCATTACTATTTCTCATACTAACGTAGCAGCCGATGAAATTAGAGATAGAATCAGGGACGAAAAAAATGCCACAGAATATAAAGTATGGGATAAAATAAAAACTAATAATAAAAAATTTTATGAAAGTCATATCAGTACTATCCACAGTTACTGTAAGAGTAATCTTTTTGGAGCTCAAGTCTTTGATGAAGAATGTTATTTAGAACTAGACAGACAAAATAAATTATTCTCCAGATATTATCGTGGAGGAAAAGATCTTAAAACTCTTAGTAAACGACATCCTTTTTGGAGATTCTTAGGATTTTCAACTGATAATGATTTAAGTTTTCCAGAATACTGGAAAACATTATCTCCTCATGATCGACAGGAGTACAAATACACTCTTCCTCAATTAATAAGTTTAAATGATTATTATCAAAAATTTAAAAAAGATTATAAGCTAAATAAAAAATCCTCTAATGTTGTTGATTTTATCGACATGATCGATCAATTCAATAAAGCACCTAAAGATCCCGACATTAAAGTTTTAATTGTGGACGAGGCTCAAGACTCTAGTGTTCCTCAAAGAAAAGCATTAGCTAAAATGGAAAAGAATGCTGAAGTAGTTTACTGGGCCGGCGATCCTGATCAATCTATCTACGGTTTTGCAGGGGCTAATCCCGACTATTTTAGTCGGATATCCGCTAAGCCTGATGAAGAATTAAAACAAGGGTATCGTTGTCCACGAATCATTAATGAATATTGTAAAGAAGTTATTGCTCCTATATGGAAACACTACGGTTATACCCGTACATGGGAACCTAGAAAAGATAAAGATACAGGTAAAGTTATAGAAGGAGAAAAATATCAATTAGAAAATTTAGAAAGGTGTCCTAAGCTTCCCCTCTTAATAGACAGACTTCATAACACTGATGAAACATTTATGTTTACTTACCGTGGAGGAAATGAATGTCTAGATCGAATCTTAGATTTTTTAAAAAACCAAGGAATTAGATATGCCTCATACAGCACTGAAAATAAATTTGTAAAAGATTGGGAAATTGGGTGTCATAAAAATTTTCCTGATTTCACTGCAGGGAAACCTCTAGAGCTCAAGTTAATTAAGGATATTTGTAAAAAAGCAAACTCTTTAATAATAGAAAGAGGTTATCAAAAGTTTGATTTTAAAGATTTTCAACGACGAGAGTATACCGTAGATGAACTTATCAGTAAAGGAATTTTTAAACCTCAAGTTAGAGAATATAGAAAGTATGAACAGATTAAACACAAAGAAAGTGGAGCATCCGATTTAGAAAATTTTAAAAGAACTGAGTACATTAACAAAATAATTAAAGAAAACATCGACCTCAAAAAGAACGTGAGAGTCTTTTACGACAACATTCATTCCATCAAAGGAACTGAATTCGATAATGTAATCTTTGATGAATCTTTAATTAGACCCGAGCCAAGGTTTGACCGACTTCGTTTACGATATGTAGGCTGCAGTCGAGCACGCAAAACCCTTTGGCTTTTAAAAACAATAACAGGAGGAACATTATGAGTGTATATAAAAAACAAATTGGGGGATCACATTATAAAGACATGAAGATCCAACCCAGTAAGTTTATCAACGACAATAAATTGCTTTTTGCAGAGGGGAATGCTATAAAATATATCTGCAGGCACGCACATAAAGGAGAAGTACAAGATTTAGAAAAAGCAAAACACTACATCGATATGGTTATTGAAAGAGATTATAAATAATGTGTACGAAGCCGGAACTCTATGAGCTAGACTTAAAAGGTGTGGAAGTTGCGGCGGTCGACTTAGAAACTTATGATCCAGATTTAAAGAAGAAAGGATCAGGAGCCATTACTAGCGATGGTAAAAATAGTTATGTCGTAGGGATTGCCATTGCTACTCATAAACAAACTTTATATTTTCCCATAAGACATCTAGGCAAAAATCAAAATGGAGATCCGAAACAAACCTGGAGAGTTTTAAACAAAAAATTATTTCAAAATGAAAAAATAAAAAAAGTATTTCATAATGCAATGTACGATGTATGTTGGATTCGTTCTGAAACAGGCTTAATGCCGAAAGGAACTTTACTGGATACGATGGTAGCAGCCTCTTTAATCGATGAGAATCGGTTGCGATATAGTCTAGATTCCTTATCTAAAGATTATTTAAAAGATCATAAATATAAATATGATCTAAAAGAAAAGAGCCAAGCGTCCCCTTACTTTATTAATGATCCAATGTCTCATATGAATGAACTTCCCTATGAAATGGTAAAGGACTATGCAGAACAAGACGTTAATCTTACTTTAAGATTATGGAATCTTTTTGAAAAAACAATTCATCAAACAAGAAGCGTTACTTATCACGGGAAAACATCACGCAAAACGCTAACGAACATATTTAAATTAGAAACTGATTTATTTCCTTGTCTAGTAGAGATGAGGTTTAAAGGAGTGAGAGTTGATACTGAAAAAGCTAAAGTAGTAGGAGCAAAACTTAAAAAAAGATCGGACAATTTAATTAAACTCATTAAAACAAGAACAGGAATCAAAATAGATATGTGGGCCGCTGCTTCTATCAAAAAGCTTTTAGATAAATTAGAAATAAAAGATTACAAAGAAACACCTAAATCTAAAATGCCTCAACTTCCTAAAAATTACTTAAAGACACATAAGAATAGATTTCTACGATTCATTGCGACCGCAAGGGAATGCGACAAAGCACAAAATGCTTTTGTTAAAGGGTTACTCAAGTTTGTTCACAAAGGAAGAATCCACGCAGATATTAATCAGATCAGATCCGACTTTGGAGGAACCGTCACCGGCAGATTTTCAATGTCCAATCCCAATCTTCAACAAATTCCAGCCAAAGGTTTAATCGGTAAAAAGATGAGAGAATTGTTTCTCCCTGAAGAAGGAGAGCGTTGGGGGTCATTTGATTATTCCCAACAAGAACCTCGCCTCGTAGTTCACTACGCTTTAAAAAATAAAATGGATGGAGCTGAGACATTAGCGGAAGCTTACACGAAAGATCCTTCCACTGATTTTCATCAAATAGTGGCTAAAATGGCCAATATTGACCGAAAAACTGCCAAAACTATCAACTTAGGATTATTTTATGGCATGGGAAAAACTAAACTTTCTATGCAACTTGACTTAGACAAAGATGAAGCTCGAGAACTATTTAATAATTATCATGATAAAGTTCCATTCGTACGAAACTTATCCTCAGGGCTTCAAGACTTTGCTAACTCTACTCAACTTATTTATACTTTAGAAGATCGGTTCTGCCGGTTTGATAAATGGGAACCTATTAGTAAAGAATGGGATGAAGAAAAAAGAATGTTCATTGTAAGACGTTATGAAAAAAATGAAGAGACAGGAGAAAATGAAATGAAAGAAATTCCTGTTCCTATTCTTCCTCGACGTCAAGCAGAAGATGCTTATCTTGCGGCACGTGCTCGAAGTTTACAAGACCCTGATCCACAAGCAGAATTTTTTAAAGGAAGTTATCAACCCGCTTTTACATACAAAGCACTTAATAAACTTATCCAGGGGAGCGCTGCAGATATGACTAAAAAGGCTATGGTAATTTTATTTAAAGAAGGTATTATCCCGCACATACAAATTCATGATGAATTATGTGTATCAATTAAGGACAAGGATCAGGCCCTTAAAATTAAAAATATCATGGAAAATGCAGTTAGACTTGAAGTACCAAATAAGGTAGACTACGCGTCCGGTGATAACTGGGGTAATATTAAACAGGAGGAACTATGGAAAAAGTAAAACAAGTATGGGCATTAGCACAAGCTCATAAAAAAATATCTATCGCTGTCGTAGTGGTAATTGTTTTAATTATCATCGCATCATAGGTTTATATGTTGCATGGCTTACTTGAACGCAAACATTCCTGCCACGTATGCGCAGGTAAGAAGAGAATATCT